GGACTAATATACCTAATGCTGTAGATGATATTATCAACATCAATAGAAGATTTATAATATGAGGCGCAAATACTTAGTTAAGGTTGAGGTATGGCAAAATACAGCTACTACTGATGGTTTTGGGGGTAATACAAATACACCAACACTATTAGGTAGTTCCTGGTCTAATATTGCTACAATACCTACTGATAAACTACTTAACTACGGCTTAGATATTACACAACAAGCGGTAACTATAAAAACTAGGTGGCGAGATGATATAGATTATTTTGCAAATGCAATTTATTTTGTGTATAATGGGGTTAAATTTTATCCTACTAGAATATTCAATAAAGACCTAGTTAACGAAGAAATTACAATTATAGCAAGTTCATCATAATGAGCGAAACCGTAAAAGGATTAAAGAAACTAATTGCCACTTTGGAGAAGATACCTCCAGAGATGGATGATAAAGTTTCTATTATCTTAGAGGCTAACGCAAGAGAAATAGAATCAGGAGCTAAACAACGTGCGCCTGTAGATACAGGAAAGCTACAACAAAGTATAAAGAGTATTAAGATAGGTAAATTAGAGTTTAAGATATACGCAAATTCAACAGGTTTAGCACCATACGCTATTTACTTAGAATACGGTACAAGAAAAATGAGAAAACAACCTTTTCTATTTCCTGCTTATTTTGCACAAAGACCTAGACTGATAAAGGATTTAGAGAAGTTAATTAAAGATACATTCGGTAAGATATGAATACAATGAACCCTGATAAGTATATCCGTAAAGAGATATATGATAGAATCCACAACGCAGAGGTTGATGGTATCGTAGTTAAGTGTTATGATTCAAGAGTAACGGCAAACGACCCAGAACAATACTTTTTAATTAGCACTCAATTAAACCAACCTAATAGAACTAAATGTGGTAGGGGATGGATTAACTCAACAGAAATACAAATTATCGTTAGAAGACCTAAAAACGAAGGTACAAGAGTATTCTTAGACAACTTGGTTAATGAAGTGTTGGTTGAACTAGATGAATTTAGTTTACCTGCAATAACAGGTTTTAAAGTTAACTTAGATGACCTAACTATTGATAACGAAATAGTAGAAGAAACTAAAAGCGAAATATTTTATACTAAGATTTTACGATTGGAAACAACCGTAAATTAGATAGATAAAATTTATTATCTTTGTAATAACAATAAATAAAATTTATAATGGCTAATGAAACTTTTATTAAAGGCGATGCGGTATTGCTTAGCATATATGATACCACAGCATATGAGCCTATTGCATGTCTAACATCAAACAGTATTGATGAAAGCGTAGCAAACGAAGAAGTACAAACTAAATGCGACCCAGGAAACGTTGTGCAAACGGCTGGAGCTTATTCTTATGAGATATCTGGCGACGGTCTTTATATTGATGAGTCTGTAGATACCGCTAAGCAATCACACGCTAAGTTGAAAGCGTTATTGAGGGCAAAGACCGTATTGACTTGGAAAATGGACACAGGTTTATCCGGTTCTGTTGCTGAATATGGCACAGGTATCTTAACAAGTGTATCCTTATCAGCTAATGCAGGTGAAAACGCAAACTTTACATTTACAATATTAGGTAGAGGCACAATATCTGCTACAGACCCTAACGCATAATAAATGAATTACATCGAGTTTCAAATAGGGGGTAAACTCCGAGGGTTTAAATTTGGTATAGGTTTTCTAGGCGATATATTAAAGCATTACGATGTTGATATTATAGGCTTTGGTGACTTAATCTCTAAGAATCCTTTTAGCGTATTACCTGCAATTCTTTACTATGGTCATTATCATGATGTAGTTAGAAAAGGTGGTGCAATAGATTTTAAATTATTTACTGTTGAAGATTGGGTAGAAGAAATTGATAACCCAATGAACGACGCTAACATGGTTTCGGTAACTGAAAGATGTATTAATAGCGTTATAAAGTATTTGCCAAAGAACGAAAATAAGGCGGTTGAGGGTGAAAAAAAAAGTTAGATTTTGATAACGATGTGATACTATTTGCCGTTAAGAATTTTAACATGACATTACAAGACGTTTTAGATATGAGTTGGGCGGAGTTTGTACTTCGCTCGATTGGTTTTAGGGAGAAACGAGAATTTGATATGATGATGACAAGGGAAATATCTTACGAAGCACATTGTATGCAGTATGCGTTTGCTAAAGGTAAACCACCTAGAAAAGATAAATTCTGGCAGATAGGAGAAGTAAAACCACAAACATCAAAATTAGTGCCTCAAGCGTTCTTAAATGCTAGGGCTGAATATAAAAGAAAATTAGCTGAAAATGACTGAATTAGAAGTAAAGTTATCGGCAAATATAAAAGACCTAGAAGATAATCTAAAGAGGGCTAAAAAGTCATTAGATGAGTTTGGCGACGTTGCCGACAAAGGGGGCAAGAAAGGAGCTAAAGGATTTAAGACCGTTGGCAAAGGAGCTGCAAATGCTGTTCCTGCTGTTACTGAATTTTCTAGGGTAATACAAGATGCGCCTTTCGGAATACAGGGTGTAGCTAACAACATTCAGCAACTTACTAGTAATTTTGGATATCTAGTTACAAGTGCTGGAGGGGCTAAGAACGCTTTAAAGTTAATGGTTTCGTCTTTAGCAGGACCAGCAGGTGTATTACTTGCGGTTTCTGTTGTAACGTCTGCATTAACATATTTTGCTAACGAAGGATTAGGAAAATCTTTAACGGCAACCGAAAAACTAGCAAAGGCACAAAAGGATTTAGCTAAAGGATTAGATGATTATAGAGAATCTTTATCGGGTGTTAATAAGGCTAGATTAGAGGGTAATCGTTCAGCCGCAGAAGAACTTGTTAAACTTAGGTTGCTTAAAAATCAAATAGAAGATACTAACCTTTCGCAAGAAGAGAGAAAGGATGGTATTAAGAAACTTAGAAAAGAGTTTCCTGCATACTTTCAAGATGTAAGAGATGAAGGGTTATTAAACGGTACTTTACAAGGTACTTATGATAAGTTAACCACATCTATAATAAAGAGAGCAAAAGCTACTGCTGTATCTAATCTATTAATAGAGAACGCTAGAAAAGAAATAACTGTAAATCAACAGTTAGATGATATTAATTCTAAGATAGCGGCTAACGACAGGGAAAGAGGCAAAGCTAGGGATAAATTCAATAAAAGCACTCAACAAGCGTATTTATTTGGAATTAATCCAGCCGCAAAAGGATATACAGAAGAAGTTTCAAAGGTTAATAATTTACTTGAAGAACAAACTAAGCTACAAGGTCAATTAGGAACAATCGGAGCAGAAGCGGCTAGGTTAACGGCTAACATAGAGGTGGATGTTGAGCCTGAAATCAAACTAAAGATAGACACAGATAAGTTAAAATCTGAATTTGGTAAATACAAATTTGGTGATGCTTTTCTTGCAGAGGCTTTTGCAATTACACCAGAGGCACAGGGTTTATTACAGCAAAAAGCCTTAGATGCTGGTTTAAAGATAGGTAGCGGAATAAATCAAGGATTGCAAGACGGCGCAAAACCTATAAAGGCTTATTTATCCGAGATAGAAAAATTCATGATTGAATTTGACACTAACTTAGGTATTCTTATTGAGGGCAGCTTATCTGATACGTTTAAACAACTAGGTGCTGCTATTGGTGAATCTTTAATACAAGGTGGTAATGTATTCGCTGCTATAGGTCAAACGATAATAGCGGGTATAGGTTCTTTCTTATCTAAAATGGGTGGTTTGCTTATTGAGTACGGAACTTTAGCTGTATTAAAAGGTAAGTTAGATTTAGCAATATTAGCAGGCGGACCAGTAGCGATAGGTGCGGGATTAGCGGCAATAGCGGCAGGTATAGCGATATCTGCAATAGGTTCTGCTTTTTCATCGGCTGCAAGTGGTGGTGCAGCTGGAGTTACTGGATTTAGCGGCTCAGCATCAAGCGTAGCAGGTCAAGGAACAGGAGGTAATATATCTAATAGCGGTTCTAACTTTGGAGCGTCAAACTCATCAGGCGGTACGGTAGTATTTGAAATACAAGGACAAAAATTAGTAGGGGTACTTAACAGAACGTTAGGAGCAAACGCAAGATTAGGCGGTAATTTAAGTTTAGGATAAATGGCTTTAAAATATTTCTTTGAATACTTTGATACTACGAATATCGAATATCGATGTGAAATAGAAAGCGATTCTTTTGCAGGCGCATCTACTGAAATAAATGGACGTTGTACATTAGAATATGCTGACGTTCAAAACCATTTTACACCTATTAGGGGTTGTGGTATGGTTATGCGGTTAGACGCTTCTATTGACCTTAATTTTGATGATTTAGCGACTGAAAACGAAAGGGTATATAAAACAACTTTATATAGGGATGCTGTAATTATATTTGTCGGCTTTATTAGCCCCGAAGGAATATACGAAGATTGGGTTAATGATAGGTGGGCAATGGATGTATCTGTTACGGGTGGTCTAGGTTACTTAGAAAACCTTTCCTATGTTGACGAAACAGGCTTACCATATTTAGGCAAACAATCACCGTTAGAAATCATATCTAATTGTTTAATAAGAACAGGCTTACAATTAAATATAAATACCAATGTAGATTTTAGATACGATGGATTTGTTGATAGTGATGTTTTCGGTGATATAAATATACTTACTGAATTACGTATTATAACCGAAAGATTTTTTAGAGAGGATGATGATACTATAATGGACTGTAAAGAGGTTTTAGAATCTATACTAAATATCTTTAATGCCTCTATTTGTCAAATGAACGGTGAATGGTGGGTATTTAAGTCTTCTGACATACTTAGGTCTAGTGATGGAGTTACCTTCTTTGAATACACTTATTTAGGTGTCGCTACGCTTAGGAAAACTAGGTCAATATCTACGCTAACTGAAATAGGAAGCCAAATAAACGGTGCTACATTATTTCATTGTAACGCTAACCAAAGGAAAGAACGAAGAAACAGTTTAGCAGGTTTCAAGATTAACTACAAGTATGGTTTAGTAGGTAGTGTATTTGTTAATGAAAAAATGAGGCTAGTTGGTGCTTTAGGTGACCCTGGCACTATTGAGGGCTGGAGTTATTTAGATGATACATTAGTTAGTTTTACAGCCTACGAGGGTGCTAATTATTTATCGTTTAAAAGCTACAGGGGCGCAGATGATATTTATGCAGGTGACACGCCTTTATCTATTCTTTTATCTGATAACATAGATGTAATAGCAGGAACATTTTTAACCATTGAAATAGACACTATTTTAAAGAAGTTTGTTGATTCCTTTCTTGTAAAAATATATCTAAATACGGGAGGAGCTGTTTATTATTTGGACGTAGAGAACGGATGGATTGCATCTGGAACAGGTGATGAAATAATATATTTAACAGGTGTAAGAGCTAATGTTGATACAGAAAATAACTTTACTATTAATACTCCTGCAATGTATGGTGATGGTACTTTATCTGTTACTATTATGCAACCTAGAGATTATGTGGCAACCGTTAATTTAGCCTTAATAAAGAGCTTTAAGGTGTATCCATCTAAAGATAATTCAATAAATGGTGAATTTCATTCAGTACAAAGAACAATAAGTAAAAGTAATAGGGTAGATGATGTATTAGAAGTTTATAACGGTGATAACGAAGCTAATATTTATGAAGGTAGTATTTATAAAGAAGATGGAGAAACGCTAACAAACCTTTGGACTAGGGATTTTGTAGCAGAATCTAAGCCTTTATTACAATTAACAGCAGAAGAAAGAATAAGATTATATTCAGGCGTTCAAACGGTATTTACAGGTGATGTTTACGGTTATATACCTTACTTATCAAAAATACAAATAAGCGGGGTTACAGGTGATTTTATGCCTACATATTACTCTTATGATACACTCTCAAATATAACAACCCTAACTAACCTACAAGGCTATACGGAAGAAATAATTGATATAGAGTATGAATACGAGATTGATTATGGAAATACTGTCAAGCCTACCATTAAAGGATAGATATAATTTATTATCTTTGTATTTATAATAGATTTTATTTATAATGGCAAATGAAAGTTTTATACAAGGTGATGAAAGAATACTCTATATACTTATAGACACAGTCTTTACGCCAATAGGCTGCCTAACATCTAACCCGCTTAGCGAATCTTCTGAAACGATAGAAACCACCACAAGAGAAAATAACGGATGGAAAACAGAAGTACCTACTAAGCAAAGCTATTTTATTACATTCGATGGAATTCAAATATTAACGGCAGGTGTTAGTGGTGATTCAACTAAACTATCTTATGATAGATTAAAGTTGATAAAAAGGAATAGGGAACAAGTACAATGGAAGATAGAGGATGCTGATTTAAAATTTATCGATGTTGGTTACGGATACATAACAGAGATAGGTGAAGGTAATGAAGTGGGGGGCGTCTTAACGTTTAGTGGTAAAATTGTGGGTTTTGGGATGCCCATAGCGTCTAGTACGCCTGGGCTATATCAGTTTGAAGACTTAGAACCATTTGCATTTGAAGATACACAAGTATATCAATTTGAATTTTAATACATGAAATTAAGCGAAAGAACGGGTTTGACTACAGAGTCAAGAAGTACAGATACCGTACATATTGTAAGGGATTTGGCTTCTTACAAAATGGCTGCATCTGTTTTATTTAATAATCCTCATTTACCAATAAGGTCTACTGTATCAGATACGGAAATTATAATATTTAGAAAAGATAAAGAAGGTGGTGTTGGTCGAATAGCACAAGATGGAGATATATTAATTTTTATAAGCAGAACGGATAAATTAATGATTATGGGCATGGCTATAGGTGTTTGTGATACATATCCTTCTGATTTAAGAGATTCCACAAAGTTCTTAAACTTCATAGAAACGACTGCTGCATTATGATATACTTAGAAATAATAATAGGATTATTTTTTTTGGTATTAAATGTAATAATATACAAAAAGAATAAGGTAAATTTAGAATCTATGCCTAAAATAGAATACACAGACAAAGGCATTTTAATAAGGAATAGAGAAGGTAAAATAGTTATAAACGGTGATAAAGTAATATGAAAAAATTAATTATAATAATATCTTTATTTGTAGGTGCTTTGTCTTACGGGCAAGGTGGGTCTTTAATTGATGCACTTAAATTTAGGGGTGAAGTAACTACAGCTATAAGAGATACTTTTGATGTGCCTGTAGGTCAAAATTGGATAATTTACAATGTAACTACAAGCCAATATGAAACATCAGGAAGTGATGACGTTTGGACTGCTTTTGGTGGTTCAACACCAACACTTTCAGAAGTATTAACAAGTGGTAGTGATGCGGGTAATCAATCTATAACCAATGTAGATAGTTTTAGTGCTAATAATGAAATTTCAGCTTGGAATATTCAGCTACAAAGACCCGATGCAACACCTGGAGATGCTTTTATTGAATTTAATGATAATAATGGAAATGCCAATACATTATTTAATGACCAATCGGATGGTAATAAATTAAAATACATAAATGCACAATCAGGTCTTACTTTTGATTTACAGGATATAGGAACAGACGACCAAACAGCCGCAGAAGTACCTTTTACACCTAATGGAGATATAGCCGCAATTACTACTCAATTAGCTATACAAGAGGTGAGAGACGAGGCGGTTGTGGGTACTGGTGAAATTACAACTACTCAAATACTAAACGGAACGGTAGACGAATTAGATTTAGATGTAAGTGTTAATGCAAGTTTAGATTTAGCAGATACGGCATTGCAATCTTTTATTGAAGTTGATGGAAGTGTTACTAATGAAATTCAAACAGCAACAGAGGTGACTATAACAGATGCAGGGGGCAATTATACTGCTACAGATGTTGAGGGTGCATTAGCTGAAAATCTAAGTTTAGAAAAAGCAAATCAGGCTATACCATCTTCAACAACTAGAACAATATCAAGTGGGGCAAGTGGTTCTATTGAAGTGCAAGATAGTAGCGGCAGAACTTGGTTTGAAACATTAAGCAATGTGGTAGGGGCGGCTGAAGGTAATGGATATATAGGAGAAAATGTAACATTTAGAGAACATAATGGAACGGATGATAATATTATAAATCTAAACTTTGATTTTGCAACAGGCACAGATAAATCAATAGTTGCAACACCTACTACTTTAACCTATGGTGGTGTTGATATGTTAGGTTCTGGTGGTGGTGTAGATTCAGATATAACAGGGCTTACTGGAGCGGGTGCTATTACTAATATTGTAACGGGAACAACTGCAAATATTGAGGGATGGGCTGCGGATGCAGGTAGATTAGCAATACCAACGGATGCAAAAGATTATAAATATATACAAGTAGCATTAAGTGATTTATCAACTACATTAACAACAGGAACTAAGAATGGTATGTGGATTGCACCTGCTGATGGAACTATAGAAAGCCCTGCAAATGATGGTATAGCGATTTTTTTGGATGTTTCTGGAACTGCTACTGGGATAAATATAGATATTAATAAAAATGGTGCTGACATAGCAACCACTAATGTAACAACAGATGCAACCGAGCCTAGTAGTGATACAGCAACCACAGACTTTGTTCTTTCTTCTTATACGTTTGTAAGAGGTGATAAATTTTTATTTGATATTGATGCCGTACCAACATCAGCTACTGGAGCGCAATTAATACTAAAAGTTTACTATGATTAGATTTATTTTAATACTATTTATAAGTTCATTTTCTTACGGTCAATTAATAATTGATTCCTATAGATTTGACGTACCTGTAACAAATCTCTATCCATTAGGCAATGCCGCAAGTTCAGATGATGTTGCAAGTTCTTCGGGTTGGTCAAACGAATCCGATACTACGGTTTCATGGGTAGCAACAGACACTCCTCCTGGTGGTGGTTCAAATGTTATTGAGGTAACATCTTTAGAGGGTTCAAATGATAGGGCTATTTTTACTTTTACAGCAACTATAGGTACTGTTTACTCTTATTCTATTTGGGGTAGAGAACTAACGGGTGGTCAAGCATCCATAAAATCGTGGTTAGGTGTGGTTACTTCTCCTACATATTTTTACTCTACAACTTGGGAAGAAGCTACGGGTACAATCGAAGCTACATCTACAACCGTAACAATGAGATTTTACGCATCTACTAATGTGGGGGCAGGTCTTAAAGCACAATTTGACCTTATTACAATAACAGAATTATGAGAATATTTATATACATAACACTTTTATTTTCGACCTTGGTAATAAGTCAAGACCCTACATTACCAACTATTAATTTAACTGAATTAAAGGCATCGCCTATTGCTCATGGCTTTGGTCGTTACGCAAGCGGTGGTAGGGGTGGAACTGTTTACAAGGTTACAAATACGAATGCGAGTGGTTCGGGTTCTTTTAAACAAGGTTATGATGTAGAAAGCGGTGCAAGAACAATAATTTTTGAAGTAGGTGGTAATATAGACTATGAAACGGTAATGTTTGCGGAAAATGGGGATGTTACTATTGCGGGGCAATCAGCACCAGGAGATGGTGTTGCTGTTTATAGCACGACGGGCGGCAATGAATTAAGAACGGGTAATACTATATGGCGGCATTTAAGATTTAGAGGGACTGCGGGTGCAAGAAGTCAATTAAGAATATATGCAAATGCAGTAGATAATGTTAATAATTTTATCGACCATTGCTCTTTTTCATGGGCTGACCCTACCGAAATGAATATAGAGATTTCAGGTAAAGATACTAATGAAAGTTATAATACAACGGTTCAATATTCCATATTGGGAGAAGTAGATAGAAATATATTAATATTTAAAGATGGGCATAGTGTTTCATTACTTAGAAATATGTTTGCTTTATCAAATCAACGAAGTCCAAGATACAACTACCCCGATTCAATACCAACTTCCTTAATAGGGTTTGAATCTATTAATAATATCATGCATGGACATGTGTCTCCTCCAATTAGTCCAAGTTTGGGAGCAAGATTCACAGCTTTGAACAACATATTAACCGATTCTGATGGGGTTACACCTACGTTTAACGAAATGATAAGAGGGGAGTCTGATGGTACGGGTACAGCAGCAAACACTTATGCTTTTTTAGATGGTAATGTAAATGAATTTGATCCTGGGAATATTCAAACAGCCTTAACCTCTTATATTGAAACATCTGCTTTAGTGGCAACAGATTATACTTCGGCAAATGGGCAACTTTTAAACGCTACTGATTTAGAAACAGATATACTTCCATATTTAGGTGCTTTTTGGTTTGATAGCAAAAGAGATACACATGATGCATCTATGGTATCTGATTTTGTAGGTAGAACGGGTACTTATGTTACTGATGGAACTTTACCAACTTTAGCTAGTGGAACTTATCCTACTGATACTGATGACGATGGTATGAGCGATGCTTTTGAAGATTTACATGGATTAGATAAAAATCTTGCTACGGATAGAAATGACACCAAACTTAATTGGGTATTTGATGGATTAACAAACGTAACTAATACTGCGGGTTATACTAATCTTGAAATGTATTTAAACTATTTAGCAAAAGATTTTGATATGATGATAGCAGGCATAGAAGTACCAGATGGTAGTTGGACACTAACGGCATCAACTTCTATAAATCCAAAAAAATTTAGAATAGGCACAACAATAACGCCATATTTTTACTTGGGAACAACTAAATATAAACTTTAAAAGATAATTAAATATGGGAGAGATAAAAGAGTTTATAAGCGAAAAATCAATTAACTATTGGATTAGGTTAGCACTTCGTTTAATGGCATGGGTTACGCTTATGTTT